TTCCATGAATGTTATGAAGAAATGGACACAGCGATACAGAAACTGGGATCAGGTTTTAAGCCAGTTGATGATAATGTTCCAAGGAAGGTTGGAACAGTACATGTAGGATTTGCCCCCACCGCCTTCAAGGGCTCGTCCTCATTGCCGGACGGGCCAGCCCCCACAAAATACAGGGCATAAGGGCATAACCCACCTATTATGTAAAATTATTGCCAGATTTATTCAGAGTATAGCATAATCTCTGAAAAACTGGCAATAATTCCTGATAGAACATCATATTAACTCATTGTTTAATAGGCTAAACTTCTTACCAGAAATGTTACGTCCGGTTCTCATACACAGAAATTATTTCAGGCCCTTTTTGGCTGCTAAACAGCTTTTTCTTTATTGTACACAATAAGCAGCAGAATCTCAATATTTTTACTTCCTTCGACTTCGTCCTATTTAACTCCTCAGTCAAGATATATAGTAGCCATACTATAAACCGAGGACTTTACTCTATAAACCGAGGACTTTACTCTTTATATCCCCACAGCCGTGCCATAAGCGCAAAGACCTCCCCGCGCGTAATGGTATCATCAAACCCTGTTTCATGTATCACAATACCTTTTTCTTTCGTGAGAAAGTCATAATACTTTTGGGCCCAATGTTCCTGCTTGGGTTGAAATTGGGCTTTAAACCAAGTCCACTTGGCCCAGTTGTTCGCGCTCATGGTTCCTGGACAGATTTTTCTGCTTGCATCATAGTGCCTTACAACTTTGTCAATTGGTATACCGTATTTCTGCATCAGATATTTGACCAGGTCAATAGCGTTTCCAAGAGCTTTATCGTAATCACCATCGCTGTTTACACAAATTTCAACCCCAATAGAATTATAGTTGGTTATGCCATACTTACCTTTGCCATCGCCACAATGCCAGGCAGCATTATGATCTTCAACAGTCTGTATGATTGCATGGTCATCTACAAAATAATGGGCTGATGCATTTCTATTGTCACTATTAAAATATCTATAATGAGCCTCCGCATCTGCACCTTTATTTGTATTGCCAGTATCGTGTATGACTATATATTCAGGATTATTGCCACTCGAAAAATTGTACTTGATTAACTTTTTTTGTATAGGCAACATCCCGTCATCCCCTTATTGCTGTTTACCTTCTGACTTTTTTTGGAGAACATCAATTGCTTTTTGAATGACCGATGGAATAGGTAAGCCCATAAGACCAGCATTTTCAATGATACTGATAGTTTCATTAACTATATAGGCGATAACTACCACATCCCTGATAAAATGTGTACCTATTGCAAGATCCAGCCGGACAGCTACAAGAACTATTAACAATGTCATGCCCTTTTTACATAGACCTTTCCAGCCTGCCTTGCTTTCAAGGGTACCTGATTCTGTTTTTGTGGACCTGTGGAATACAGCTGCCACAATAATACCGGTGATATAATCAATGGCCATGAAAATTACCAATGTGGTCAACGCCGCATCCCATCCTCCAAAAAGCGTTGAAACAAAAGCTCCTATAGCGCCTATAATACCAAGAAAACCAACCTTCACCGAGCTTATTTGTTCCATATTTATCCCTCACTTTCATTCGAAATATTAAAAAAGGACCCGGTTAAACGAGTCCTTTATTCGCATAATAAAAGGGGCTTATTAAGCCCCTGCCAGATACTCAGCCACTGCCGTCCTATATTCTTCAGGCACCACCTTCTTTGTGCTGCCTTCCACGGGCTCTAGGTCCCACCTTGCAATTTTCACCGAATACGCATATGCAACAATAAGATACTGTTTAAGCATTTAGCATCGCCTCCAACCGTGAAATTCTGTTTTCAAAATCGATGATAGCCTCGGCCAAAGCTGCTTTTTCTTCATCGATGGGTTCGGTTATGATAACCGGGTCCGGTTCGGGAGGGCAAGTGACTGATACGATATTGCCTTGTTCGTCTGTTTCAAAATCCGCAGGCATGCGCACAAGGGCGTTGTATATTTCCTCTGTGACTTCAACTTGGCCTTCGCATATAGCGGGCCCATATCCCTTGCCTGTGATTTTGCTGTTTTGAATTTCAACAAAATATAACATATTACCATACCTCCCAATATATTGGTAAATTCATTGAAACTGCTGAACTAGAACTATTTGAAAAAATTATCGTTAAATTTGTTCCATTAATATAACATTCTTGTACTTGAACATACCTAGTGTTTTCTGGAGTTACTCCCACTGCAAATGCGCCAAATCCTCTAGCGGTATCGCTCCAATCATTTACCTTTGTAATACTTCCAAGTTGCTGACGAGTATAAAATTCCGGAAGGTGGTAATATTTACTGGAGTCAATATAATATCTTGTACTACCTAACATAAATGATTTTGAACTATCAGTAGTAACTTCAACAATTAATTTGTTACTAAAAATAACTCTTCCTTGCTTATAACTACCTCCCAACGCTATCGTTTTAGTTAATGTGCTGCCACCGGCAATACTGTCGGTATAGGTTACGATACCGGAGACTCTTGATGTTGCGCTTACTTGGAAATCGCTGGCATGTTTGCCGTCTACCGTATCTGCATCCATATTACTTCCTGCGCCGTCATTTTCACTATCCCACACTTTGCGGAGTGCGGGTGTAACAATATTAGATATTCCAGTTTCATCAGTAATAATTGAAATTTCCCAGCCTTTTTCCCAGCTATCAACATTACTAAATCCTGCAATCATTTCTTCAACTATAATAAAAGGCTCTAACCACACAGTAGATGTTGAACCAAGTAATATGCAACAATATGAGCCATCATGTCCAAACCTTACTTGATTAAATGGAGCTTTGCCTCGTAATTCAGCAGTGCACTGCATCCACGAAGAAGTGGCAGCATAATTATAGCCACCTAGAATTAATTCCCAACCACCATTTGATGAAAAATCGTATCCTTTTACAGTTATTCTAATTTTGGTACTAGACCAGGATTTTGGTAGTTTTATTTTAATTGTGCCTGTTACTTGTCCACCGCCACCTGGTACTTGTAAATATGAAACAAGATTTTTATAAATACGTGAAGCATTAGTACCGGTATGCACATTTGCTATAAGTGGCCCTGTCATGGTATCGCCTGACTTGTTAACTTTGTGTGTGTCCAGGTCCTCGAGAGTCTTCGCAGGCACATCCCACCAGTTTGACTTCCCTGTAATTGCTTTTATTCGGTTCGCAAGCCAAGAGAAAAGTTGAGCAAGAGTACCATTACCGGGTGATGCCGGGGCCTGTGTTTGGTCGACTGTTATTTGGATGCCTGTTACGTCGATGTTGTCTATCTCATCCTCGATCCTCTTTAACTCGGTATCTATAATGTCCATATTGTCATTATGGTCCTCAATATTGTAATAATCATTTTGCGCAGGCTTTTTTAGCCCATAATTTTTAGTTGTAGTTGCCATTACATAACCCCCTCTCTAAGCGTTCCGTGCGTATAAGCAGCAAGTTGCCTGTGTGTATATACGGCTAATTCACTGTTTGTCCGATATATGTAGACGTATGAATACGCCAGATGCGCCGGTTTTATTTCTTCTATCGCCGCCGTAAGATCGTCCATATTAGGCGGCATCCCTATTGTTCCGGTAAACTTGACCTCAAAGCGGTTTTCGTTGTTGTATTCAATTATCGTCACTTCTCCGTTACTGAAACTTTCTGCGACATTCTGTATCATGGCCGTCGTGGTCGTTCCGGAACCGCGTAACTTACTCATAATTCGCGTACGCCGATAGTCATATGGCTTGGTAACATCCGTTTGCAGTCCTAGTGCTTTTTCCCATAAGGCTAATCCCCACGTGGCCGATTCAACATTGAGCTGCGCAAACAAATCGTCTCTGGCTGCTTTAAGAGCGTCAGTCCAATATTCAAAGGCACCCTGGAGCTCCACAACCTGCTTGCTGTTCTTGTAATCAGCCGGCAACAGATCTATCAAGCTCATCAAGCAGTCACCTCCACCGTTCCGATAACCGGAACCTGATTGTCGGCGATTGTGATATTACTTGTGCCGCCGTTAATTGTCAGGAAGGTATAATCTGTTACTCCGTCTATATCCAACAGCATATAGGCTATCCGATTATATACCAAGGTGTACTTATCAAATGCTATGCTCTTCAAATATTCCTTTAGGACAGCTTCAAATGAGGTCTTAACCCTTTCTACTGTTGTCGTACTGTCAATTATAACTGTGGCAGCAACGTTAATCGGAAGCCCTTCCGCACTTTCCACGGTCACAGTTGCACCGATAGGCCGGTTTTTTTCGATGTGCGCTGCGCAGTTAGCTATAATAGTTGAGTCCACCGGCTCGTTATTGCTCCCGACTATCAAAACTTTGACTGTTCCGGGGCCATTCCATAAGGGAAAAACTTTTGCCGTCCCCACTCCGTCCACTTCAAGGGCCCATTGCCTATAATGGGCCACATTCCCGGATGTGGCCGGTTTTTGCAAATATTCATATAAGCGCTTTACAAGTGCTGCATCTGTTTCGGCATCTGTCCCGCCTGTTGCTGCTTCGTCGTTTGTAACTGCCGTCAGTCCGCTGATATTGACAAGCTGTTTTGTGATAGTTCCCGCAGCGACATTATATTCCTTGCCGATTTCAACCGCTGTCGCAGAAACCGTCGCCGTACCGTTTGTTATTGTCACAGTCTCATCGGTCTTAAACTGCAATCCATCCGGAGTAAGAAATACCTTTCCGGCCGGCACGGTTGTGCCATCAGTACCGGTCAAGGTTAAAGTCACTTTTGCTTTAGTTCCGGTCTTGCGCTTAATTCCGTATTCTGCACAGCGTTTATCTATATACTCCCCTGAAGTCTCATCTACAAAAGCTATTGGAATTATCGCGTTCAGAGACTGGTAAGCTTTCCATATCTCGTATGCCACAGCACTTATCATATCATTTGTAAAGCTTCCTTCCCTTGTATCAATATCCGTTGACAGCCGACCAATGATATCAGATTTAATGCTTTCAACCGTTAAATCTTCATACATCTCCTATTGTCACCTCCCCGTAAACGGTCTCAATCGTACAGCTTATATTCAGTGTCCCATCTCCAAAGGACACCGACACGTCAGATACCCCGGTAATATACGGGTTTATAAGCAAACACTCCCTTACATATCTGGCCGCCTCCGCCTGTTTAAGTTCGTCTGTAAACGGCTGCCCGATAAGTGATTCAACTTCGCAGCCATAATCCCAGGTGTAAATTTCATACCTGAACCGAGGAGTATGCAGGGCTTTCCACGCCCAAACCAAAACGGCTTCCTTGCCGGTTACAATAACCGGTGAGCCGTTTTTAAAAACCGGTATATTATTTTCAAAATCCCATTTTACTTCTTTGTATAGTTTCAGCTCCGTGCCGGTTTTAACTGACTGAGGTTGTATGCTGGGAAATAAACTCATATGTCCACCACCTTGCAGAGGATTATATAGCGCTGTTCGTCTTCGATAGGTATAAGCAACAGACGGTCTCCTTCGGCAAAATAGCTTATCAAGCTGTTTCTTAGAAGCGAACTTTTATCCTGGACAGTTCCCGCAACATCAAGCATCAAAGGGTCTTTTGATATAACTCTGCCAAAGCGAAATGAAACAGGTATACGCGACATATTGTCATCGCGTATGATTTTTGCCAACATTGTAAAAGGATTATCTTCCATCCATTCTCCCTCCAAGCTCCAGGTAAGCCCATGTGCTATATTTTAGAATGAGCTTGCCGTTTTATTGCCGGTCTTGTTAGGCAAAGAGCCGGCTTCTTGTTCGTCCATAATGTTTTTAAAGTTTAAAACCAGCTTATTGTAGTACTGGCCCTGCTTCCATGTATGAACATCCGAATCTATATAAAAAAGTCCGTACAGGCCTGTATAAGGCTCACGGACTACTACGGTACCGCCAGTTGTATTTGCAACGTTGCCGAGATTTTCGATTGTTATTTTCTGACTCACTCCATTCTCAGATATAAGTTTTTTCGCTTTTGCTACAACATCTTCACCATCCGATTGTCTTAAGTAGCTCTGCAATACGCCATACAATTTAATTGCCTCTGTATCCTTTTGTGTACCGACAAGCTGGTCATCGGAATTATATATTACAACCTGGTTAATCATGTCTGTTATGCTCTCAGTAGTTGATGCCGACATAAGATTGCTTCCGCCTTCTATAACAAGGGTTTCGTCTGTTACAGCTTTTTCTATAACATTCATTTTAGGGCCGCTGAAGCGGATCATGTATTTTTTGCCTGTTTTTTCAGATGCCAGAGTGTATGCCGTTTGAACTATCTTGTATAGGCTTGTTCCTATGAAATTCCGGCTTATTTTTACTCCGGTTGCTGCCAAGGACCCTACTTCAATACCAAAATCAGAGCATATCCTTTTTGCTATGGCCTCGGGTGTCATGTTTATAAATTTATAGGATGCTTCATTACGCTTCAGATATATGCCCCTATCATAGCAGGTTATATTAATTACGCTGCTCCCCGTATCTTTCTGACGCTCAAAGACATACCCGTCAAACAACACCCGGTCGTCCTGCATAAACACAACACCATTGCCAAGCTCACATCCAACTGTCGGGACGTTTTTATCCGTAGGCGATGATATAATCCCAAATTCAAGAGTCCTGGCGCATTGCTGATAATCGCCCGACCAGGTTATGCTTTCCACAAGCTGAGTTACGTCTACGGTACCGGCATTATTAGTAATAAATAATTTAAGCATAGACTCACTCCTTATAGCAAGTTTTTATCGGGCAATTTTATGGTGTTGCCCGCATAAATCAAATGCGGGTTTTTTATTCCGTTATAACTCGCAAGCTTTGGATAAAGAGAGGCATCACCATAATACTTTCGGCAAATGGCGCTTAGTGTGTCTCCTGGCTTAATGGTATAAACCTGGACCGCAGCGGTTGTCTTCTCTGCGTTTCGAGCGCCGTTGCCTGTGTTGCTCGTCTGTACTGCCGATAATTCACGGTATTTATGCGTCGTGATGGTGGCATATACATCACCGGTGCAATCTTTTTCGCCGTAAGCAACGTCAGATATAAGCACAGGGATGTTTACAGTAGTATCAGATACTATGAATCGCAAAACCGTGCGGTTATCGCACCAGTATTTAAATATGTCGACATATACGTATGGTTCAAGCACAGCGCCCGGCTGCAAAAACGAATAATTTTTCGCCGGAAACATGCACTCCACTTTAAAGGTCGGAAGCGTGCCGTATCCGGCAAGCGCTACGTCCCCTAGGGTGTGAATATTTATTGTCTCTATGTTTATGCCATGGGAAACCTCAAACCTTGGTGGCGTGACCGGAAGCACAAGCTCTGTGCTTTTTTGCGTATCAAAAAATATTATTTTTCTCAATTTTATCACATCCTTATCACTCAACAAGCTGATAAGCCCTGTTCATCTGATTTACGATCTCTCGCGCAATCTTCATAATATCGGCTTCCTCGCGGATATAAAAATTGTTTCCCGTTATAACGGCAGAGCTGCTTCTGCCTGCACTGTATGCGCGGTTTTCAGACGCAGTCAATACTCTTTCCCCTTCGTGAAGCAATGCAGGAAAATTATCATATGGAACATAGCTTATACCATAAGCATGGCCAGTATATGCTTTAAAGTAGTACTCCCTTCTATATTTATCCACAAACGAATCGTAGGCTGAGCCCTTCCAATTATAATTGCTATCTACTGAATTTAGGCCCTTTGAAAATTCATTCTTCATTACATAGTCAGCGTTCCAATATTCATCCCTTAGCCCTGCGTTATTTTTAATCCTATTTGCAAGGTTTAATTTAGCTTCTAATTCTAATTGAACTCTTTCGCTGGCATTATACACATTCTGCGCAATGGCCAAGGCTTCGGCAAGCAGCTCCCCCATCATTACACCCGCTTCTTCTGTGTCTTTGCCGGCATATTTCGCATAATCGCTGTGCATTTGGGCAAGCCTTTCCCGAACTTCGCCGCTGAATAATGAACTTATGTCGCCGGTCATAACCGCATTTAGCGCATCTCTCTTGTATTGCTCCGCTAGGTTTTCAAGCGACGCTTGCCATTGGCCGATTAGCCCATAAGCTTTTTTCAGTTGTGAGCCGCTTTCACCATGTAAGAAGTCATTTTGCTTTTGCAAGCCTTTCTCCCGTTCCTTAATATAACCCTCTCCCATGGCACTATCAAGCTCATTCTTCGCATCCTGCAATGTTTTCATGAGGCCTTCATAAGTTTTAAGCCGCCTTTCCATGCCGCCGGCAAAATCTTCCCCCATGCTATCGGCAATTATTTTAGCTGCTTCGGCGCCGGGCACAAGCCCATTGTTAACCATCTCTTCCACTTCTTCTTTGGTTTTGCCTAATCTCTTGGCCAGATAGTCCCACACCGGAATGTTGCGTTCCAGGAGAGGGGTGAGATGTTCAAGAGTAGTTACGCTTGTAGTTTGGATACGGCCTAGGGCGGCAGCCACATTTTTCATCTCTTCGGTGCTCATCCCTAAGGCAGCCCCGGCATCACCAACTTTGGTCAGCAATGGGAGCAATTCCTCTTGGGCATATCCATATTCAAGCAATGTTTTGCTTATATCGGTCAGATCATCATACCCAAATGTCGTTTTTGCTGCAAATTGCGTCAATTGCTCCAAAAAGCTTCCTGCTCTCTCCTCGCCGCCAAGGAGCGTAGAAAACGTTATCTTATCCTGTTCGCGGGTTGAGGCTATGCTTATTCCGCTTGCAAGCGCATTTTTTTGCGCCTCTAATATGCTATCGTACTGGTTTTTATAATATTCTTTAAAAGCATCATCTTTTTTCTCAAAATTTTTAGCGTTGCCCTGGATATAACCCACCAGCGCGCCTGCAGCAGCGCCAATAGCTGTACCGATTGGGGAGAATGCGCTGCCTATGGACGCCCCCATCGCAATTCCAGACAATACACTGCTGGCCGTTGTTTCCCATTCTGCTCCATACTTGCTGCCGCCATATGTAATTAAAATATCTCCGAGCACATCGACTGCAGGCGAAAGCGTTTTAAAATCACTGAGTCCTTTTAATGTTCTGGTCTTTATTTCACTTATGCTACTTTCGCTGTTTTCCGATTTGTTCATAGCATCAGTGAGGCTCTGTATTTCGCTTTTCGCTTGCTTTGCGCCCTGGGATATTGATTCAAGATTTTGAATAGCATCTCCATAACTTGCATTTTTCAGCCCAAGCTCAAGTTTTTTCGCTGCTTCTCCCGTTCGGTCAAACTGCTTTTCAACTTCTTTAAGCCCACTTTTTGCCTTGCTGACGTCAATCTTTAATTTAAAATCTTTAAGCTTTGCCTGGTAGTCTTTGCTTAAAGCTTGAATTGCATTGCGCATTGTCGTGATAGCCGGTGTTAAATCGTCCTTTACGCTTGTGGTAATACTTACCTCACTTCCCAAAATTCCCCCCTCCTTAAATAAAAATCCCCGCAGATTTTATTCTGCGAAGATTGCAGTACTATGGCATCGGCTTTATTGTTACGGCTATATATGCTATAACTTTTTTGCAGTCTCCGACAAAATTTACTTTATACTTTATAGCTTGTTTCCATATATTTTTCAAAAAAGGCTCTTATTACAACCTTCTCTCCTTCCGGCAGATTATAATAAGAGCCCGGCATTATATTGTGTTTTATAAAGAGATAATACATTAACTGCGTCTCCGGATCAGTGTCTACTTTTTTTTAATTTCTTCTATGGTATCCGTACGATACCCCGACAGCCTCTCAATGGCGCGGGATATATCAATAATTTCCCCCGGAAGCAGCATTTTTTTTATCATTTCCGCCGGTGTTGCGGCATTATATTTAGCCATAAGTTCCGGAGACTTCAAGTTCGGCTCAACCACACCGGCAAGCATTATGTGTACTTCCATATCTTCCATCTGCGCCCGCGAAATTTCCATTGCCCTGCTGTAAGGAATCGCTCTCAGCTTAAATATCACAGGCGAACCGCATAAATCGCTCAACCGTTTAATCTTGTATTCTTTCTCCGGCAGGTCCTGAATATCCATCTTCAGCAATAAATCAAGTGTATCCATATCTCCTTACGCCTCCACACTGTCCAGCAACTCATAATCAGTAAATGTAAACGGCGCCTCTACCGTGCCGTTCTTTGCAACTTCCCAGTCTGCCAGGGTCAAGTCGTCAAAGGAAACGTTCCGCAAAACAACGCGCTCAGCTCCATAAGCGTCGGGGTCGTCCAGCTTCGATATTATTGTAAAGCGTACGTCCTCACCATTTCTTATCTTTTTTCCAATAGCCAAAGCCATCCTGCTGTTTACTTTATGCAGCTTCAAAGAAACTGTGCACGATATCGAAGTGACCTTTTTATCCACCGCCATCTGCCCGCATATATTAACATCCTCTTTGTTGAACGACACCTTGGCTTGCAAGCCGTAGCATTCAGAGACGTAATCCCCATCCAGCCATACTTCGCCCCAAGTGCCGCACATCACTCTATTAGCTTTTAACTTCTTCATATTGCACCTCCTTAAATCGTTATGCTGAGGTTAATATCCTCAATAGCATCAAGGATTTTGATGGTTGCCTTAAGGAAAACCTTATCGTCTGTGGCCGCTTCTTTAATTTCCTGCTCAGTCATGTCGGTTGTGTCAATGCCTTTGCTTTGCAGATACGCTTCCTGGGCTTCAGCATCAATATCAACAGTGCTGCTGCCGTCTTCGAGAATACCGGCATTTTCCAGCCCGGCAAAATATCCCTTAATTGCGGACATAAGCAGGCATTTGTTGTCATAGCTGTTGGCATATTTCCCTATATAGCTGTCCTCGGCAGTAGCCTTTATATCGGCCCGTATCATGTCGATCGCCTCTACAATCTTGATTTTTTTGAAAGCTTCTCCCTTGTCCTGGGTAGTGGTCTGTAAGGAGTTTACACCTCGCCCGACCTTGACTTTTTCACCGTCGTAAAAAATAACAAACTTTCCTGCGTCAATAGCCTCGTCAATTTCATCTTTCGACAAATTGTCTACCGAAGTCACCTCGCTAAGGGGAGCATAAGTGCAGGATATGGTCATCGGCGTGCCGGCAATCAAACCAGCGATACGCGAACAATACTGGGCCGTTGTATAGGTTTTATCACCCACCACTATGTTGCCTGTCGTAAAATTAATTACACCTTCGCTATCCGCCTCTGTATTGGGCAATACCGCTTTGAACGTGCGGCCGTCCGCGCGCTGGCTTTTAATCCATGTGGAAATCTCTGTCGTTTCAGCAGTAGTGCAGTCAGGCGGTCCCACAATGTAATCGACCGTCTCTCCCGCGAAGTAATCCAGAGCTTCGGCCAAATTTGTCGCTGTGTCCGGCAACACGTACACGATTACCTTTTTAGGCGGATTAATATACCCAATAAAAGCCCTTTTCACATAATCCTGATTTTCAGTTCCTAATGCGCTAAGCAACGTTGATACCTGCGTCGGTTTTGTCAGCACATACGCTTTGTTTCCGGCTCCGACGGCATCTTTCAATATAATCCCGACTATGCCCTTTTCAGAGCGTTCTATTACCGTGGCAGCCGCTGTGCTAAATTCTATGTTGATGTTAGGCAGTCCCATAGTTATTTATCCCTCCTGTAAATTAGTTATTACCGACCTCATCAGCGGAGTTGTATCCTCTGCGTCGGTTCGTTCATCAAAATATTGAAATTGCAAATTTACGTACGCCCGATCAAGATCCATACTTCCAGTGCTGCTTTGTATTTTTATGCTCCTGTCGCCTACAGGCACATGCCCGCAAGAAAACAATTCCAATACTGCCTCCTGCAGCCCTGTGAGTCTATCCGGATCTGACTGGTAATTCTCGTCTATGATTTCAAAACAGGTAATCTTGAAATTAACAGTTTTTTCAATAGTAGAGCGATTTGCGTCTCTCCTGCTGATACTCACGTATTCAAGCAGAAACGATGGGCGAACAAAATCTTCAGGGCATCGTTGAATATATACGGTATATCCAGGGAACTCAGCTGTAATTCTGCTATTTATCGCAGTTGTAATATCGCTTGGTTTCACCATTTGTCAGCCCTCCAGTTTTTGTGACGTATTTCTTGGGCAAATTTCCCTGCTTCTGATACAGTTTTAGCTTCCAATGCTGCTTTACCGTTCCTTTTTTCAATTAAAGCTTTAGTCTCCCATAATCACCTCTCCTCTAATTTTTGAATTTTGTCTTCAAATCGCTGTTCCTTTTACAAAAACCATTTCAAACTCTCACCTCCTTCCAGCCAACCTGTATCGTAAATCAGCCATATCAAACAACATATCCTGTTGCAACAAATAAGTGGCGTTGATTAAAGCCACTACCATATCAGCTTTGCCGGCTGATTTTTTCTTGCCTACTACAGTTTGTTCAAATTAGTTTTCTTCCCTATGTTACGTAAGTGCAGCGGAAATCGCCTTTATCATCTGCTTAAGCCTCTTGTCAAAAACTTTTATATTCATCTCTCACCGACTTCAGTGTTCTTACGGCGACCGGTCAACAGGAACGGTAAATGTAAGCTAAAGCTGGTATAACAAAAAAGCCGCATTTTTTTGCGGCTATTCCATGGTAATATACTAGCATATATTAAGTGTCATTTGGTGCCATGCTTATGTGTTATACCACTTAGCCATTTTTTCAAGGGTGTGATAATTTATTCTTATCGCTTGCCTCCTGCTATAATGTACGCTGTTTCCAATCCATTCCCATATGTCACAGCGATAGGGAGGATCATTTATGTACCTCATTTCTATTACTTTGCGTTCTATGGGTTCTAAAATGCTTAACATTTTCTCTATCAATTTCTTCTTGTCAATTAATTTGTTTATCTCAGACAAATACTTTTGCATTTCAACGTCACACTTTGCAACCAGGTCTCCCACCGGGTCCGCTATTTTATTCGCTTCTGACTTGGGCATATCGGATATTTTCACGGCTTTTAACGTATCCATGTGAAGATTTTTAAGTTCAATGAATTCGTTTAACTTTTTATTAAGTTCCTGTATTTCCGGTACAAGGTCCTTATATTCTTCGAGCAATTTTATTATCTCTTTTGTCCTATTGTCCCTCATAACATCACTCCTTAAGGTTATACGCCTGATTTTTGGGCAGATTTAATATCTTATTGGCATGGGCAGCTGTCAGAATCATAGGGCATTCCTCTAAGCCATTCACTGTTTCTCGCGCCTGCTAAAAGCCCTGCTGTCACCATTCGGTGACGCATTGGGCAAAAAAACAACTTATCGATCGGCTCATTTGGAAAGGCCATAATAATCCCTGATATCAGTTGCTTGCCCGCGCCTCTCGAACCTTTGAGCCATCTGCTGATCGTAGTCTTAGAAACATGCGCTTTTTGAGCAAATTTGTTTTGAGACCAACGGTTTTTATTAAGAAGTTGAAGGATATATTCTTTATTTGGTATCACGGAGCGTCCTCCTTTCCTCTGAAAAGTGTTTCTTATCGGTTACGCTTATTATGATAATCCTGGTGTAACCGTTTGTCAATATATTCCTGAAATTTATATTGCCATATGGCAACACTTATTTTATAATAACAATTGGAGGTTGATTTTATGGAAATTGGAAAATATATTTCGGAGCTTAGAAACGAAAAAGGGTTATCCCAAAGAAAGCTTGCAGAACTTTCAGGAGTGAGCAATACAGAGATATCAAGGATTGAATCAGGCGAAAGGAAGAAAGTATCTCCTGAAATACTGAAAGCACTGGCTCCGCATCTCGGTGTAAGCTATGAGAAGCTAATGGAAGTTGCAGGCTATATCACAATTACTAACACACCTACCCTTGCAGCTCATCGCATAAACGGATACGATGAGCCGCTCACCGATGATGAAATCATAGCTGTAAACGCCTTTTTAGAAGCTTATAGAAAAAGTAAACAAGGTAAAAAGGACTGATAGCTCTTGGACAAATTCGAAAAACTTGAAAGTGAAGCATTTAATTTAAAAATAAATGTAAAAAAAGCTAAGCTCCCTGAAACAATATCGGGACTTTACTATTATGACGGTGATAATCCCCCCCTGATTGCTTTAAATGAATGCCTCCAAACAAAGGCGGAACAGGTTTGTGTTTTAGTTGAAGAGCTCGGACATCATTATACGTCCAGCGGCAACCTTCTCACGGATCCGTCAATTGACAGAACTATTATACGAAAACAGGAATATAGAGCAAAAAAATGGGCTGTACAAAAGCTTGTTACTTTAAAAAACATAATAAATGCTTATGAAAAAGGATGTAGTAATCTTTTTGAAATGGCTGAATATTTAGGTGTTACAGAGCCTTTTCTTGTACAAGCTTTTGCATGTTATGGCAGTATGTACGGCAAATATAGAAAACGAGGTAAATACATAATCTATTTCGATCCGCCTGGTATATTTAAATATATTGATTAA